AAGATGTGCCTACAGAGATGGAAGCTGAGTTATCAGCAGATCCAGCTGTAGAAGAAGAAGTAGCTGATGCTGAGGCTCAAGCTACAGAAGAAGCTGAAACAGAAGAAGTAGCTATGGCTATTGACCCAGCTGTAGATGCTGAGGCTATTATTGCTATTGTGAGACCTTTATTAGAGGAGCATATGAATTCAGTTATCTCAATGATTGCAGCCTTAAAAAATCAAATTGAGGAAGGTATTGCAGTTGATACTGAAGAGGAAGTAGCTAGTGTAGCATTGACTGCTCACGAAAAATTTAAAGAATTTGTAAAATTTTCAAAATCAAAATAAAATGACACGTAACCTAAAATTCGACCTAGACATCGAAACAAATGCACTTTTGTGTGCAAACCCAGATGAGTTTTATTCAAAAGCATACTTATCAAGTCCTGATATTGCTAACAACTTCAGAACTTTACCAGGTATCAAGAGCAAGACTAAATTAGCAAATGTTACTTTTGGCTCTTTATTGAAAGAATCAACTTGTAACTTTACAGCTCCTACAGATACATTGGATGCAATTGACATTGATGTATGTGCTTTATCAGCTATGGCTCAACTTTGTCAATTTGACTTAGAGCAGTCTTTCTTAGCATTGCAAATGTCTCAAGGCTCAAATGGTGATTTCACAGTTGCATCATTTATGTCTTACTACTGGAATGAAATGGCTAATGTTATTGGTCAAGATTTAGAGTTGTTAAGATGGCAAGGTAACACTGCATCTGAGGATTCTTTATTGTCTTTATGTACTGGATACTTGTTTCCAATGTTCTATGATACTGATATTATCGGTTTATACGATGGTGCTATCACTACTGCAAATGTATTGACTGTATTAGAGTCAGTTGTTAACGCTGCTCCTAGTACAATTTCACGTAAGAAAGCAGACTTAAGATTGTATGTTTCAACAAATGTAGCTAATGCATACGAGTTGAAAGCGGCACAAGGTAACACACAAACTTATGTGACTTTACCATTAGGCTTGACTTTCTTAGGAATCAATGTAGTAGTATGTGAAGGTATGCCTGACAACACTATCTTATTGACTTTGAGAACAAATCTTATCTATGCATTTGATGCTGAGGGAGATTCAAAAGCATTAAGAGCTGTAAACTTGTCTGACACTGTAGCTGAGCCTTACTTAAGAACTCGTGCTAACATGAAGGCTGGTTTTCACTACACTAACCCTTCTGAGATAGTGTTATACAATGCATTTTACATCTAAGATATAAAAGGGAGGTAGCAATGCCTCCCTATTTTTTAACTTTAAAACATAAATAAAATGGCATGTGATGCACTCCAAACCATCCTTAAGAGTTGTGACAACAACACTGGTGGTATTTATAAATTTTTCGTCAATCAACAAGATAATGTTGACATGACTACATTGTCAGTTGACCCAGCTGATGACTACCTAATTGATGCCTTAGACTTAGTAGGTGGAGCTGATCCATTTATTGAGTTTGAATTCAGACGTAACACTTCAAGCTACACAGAGGAGTCAAACATTGACTTAATCAATGGCTCTTCATTTGTTACTCAGACTATTAACTTGATGTTTCACAGACGTGAGTCAATCAAGTCTAGTGCAATCAAGGTGTTAGGCTCAGGTCAACAATACTTAAGTGGCATTGTTCAAGATGCTAATGGCTTGTATTGGTTTTTCCCATACTTGCAGTTGACTGCTACTGGTGAAGGCTCAGGAACAGCTAGAGCTGATGGTTCTAAATATTCCATTACCTTGCTTGCAGAGAATGAATTTTTAGCTTACCAAATTGAAGAGTCAGTAGTGACTGCTTTAATTACACCAGCTCCATAATCTATTCTTATCCATAGATAAAGAGGCCTTGCAGAAATGTAAGGCTTTTTTTTTAATTAAAAATTTAGGGTCATACAATATAGGTATGATATATCTTGAGAAAGATTCAACTAATAGCTTTGTATTGACCTTAACTGAGGTCACAACACTATCAAATGCTTACTATTTATTTGAGTTCGAGGATGAGTTTAACACAACACCCAACCCAATATACTGGCAAGGTGCTGATACTTCATTGTGGCCCTCAAGATTTAACCTATTCACTATTGAAGACCCTATCGACATTGACTTTATTAAAGGTCAGTACAGATATAAGGTCTATGAAAGCTCTACTCCTACATTAGATCCAATTGGATTGAACATGATTGAAGAGGGAAGGCTTGTAGTGGCTGGTCCAATTATTAATTCAATTTATGACTAATGGCTTGGTATAACAGATTCATAGGCACTAAGCCTCAGACAACAACAGAAGTAGTAGAAGGCTATCAGTCTTTCTCTACACCATTTGGTAGAGTAGGTGACGCTAACTTATCACTCCCTTATGTCAATGGTAGATATCAGATTGCTGGCTACATTCCATTCGGACAAGATAACATGTTCCCTGAGCTTCTTAATCAGCTCTACTATACATCACCTCTACATGGTGCAATAGTGGACTTTAAGACCAACTCAGTAGTAGGTGGTGGCTATACTCTTAAGAGTGAAGGAATGACCAATGAGGACAAGCTCAAGCTGTACACATTTGAAAAGAAAATTAAACTTGGCAAGGTAGAAAGAGCAATTGCTCAGCAGTTGACTGTACACCACAGAGTATACTTCAAGCTGTGCTACAATGCTAAGAGAGAGCTGTATAAGATTTATAATTTATCACCTGAGAAGGTTAGAATTGCTAGAGATAAGCAGACTTACTTTTTATGCGATGACTGGTCAGCTAGAATTGACATAACATCTATAAAAAAATACCATCCTACTAACTCAGACCTAGAGCAATTGTATGTGTACGAGATTATGACACTAGGTCAAGAATGGTATCCACTACCACAATACACTAGTGCTCTAAATTTTGCTTTCCTTAGTGGTGAGCTTAGTTACTTTGCAAAGTCAAACATCCAAAACAGTATCTTTCCTTCCTTTGCAATGATGTTCCCTAAGAGACCACAGTCAGAGGAGGAGAAGTCAATGATTAAGCACACAATTGATAGGCTTAAGGGTGCGGCTAATGCTGGTAAGGCTGTAGCATTCTTTGCTAACTCAGCTGACCAATTACCAAAAATAGAATCTTTACCTACTAATGGCAATGATAAGCTCTTTCACGAGGCCTCAGCATTGAACACAGAACAGATATGCTTTGCTCACACCATTGATCCTATACTTATGGGTGTTCGCACTACTGGCTCACTAGGTGGTGGAGCTGATATTAAGCAAGCGTATGTCATCTTTGAGAAGAATGTAGTAATGCCATTGAGAGTTCAAGTTGAGGAGATAGTTAATGAGCTTTTAGAGATTGCTAAGATACCAGGTGAATACACAATCAACAACTTTCAAATCATCAATGAGACAATTGTGGAGATTGAAGGTGATGCAAGTAAAACAGCTGATGCAATTAACTCACTTAGTCCATTGGTGGCTACAAAAGTACTTAATGCAATGACACCTAATGAAGTGAGAGCTCTTGCATCCTTACCCCCTATAGAAGGTGGTGACGTAATGCCAACTGAAACACCAACACTATGATCTATTTTATAACAGAAACCTATCTTAAGGTCAACACACCAATAACAGCCAATGTAGATGTGACTGATGTGACTCCATACATAGCAACTCAGGCACAGCTTAGAGTAATGCCTATCTTAGGGACTACTTACTACAATTATCTACTTGCTGCATACAATGCTCAGACATTAACAAATGATGAGGAGGTACTTGTTACCTTCATACAGCCAGTAATAGCTTGGAGAAGTGCTGAAGATGCTATCTTTGGCTTGACTTATCAGTTAAAGAACAAAGGACTGCAGACTCAGTTTGGTGACTTCTCAGCATCAGTGAGCAGAAGTGAGGTAGCATTTGGTATGGAGCACTATGCACAGAAGGCTTCATTTTATGAGCAGAGATTGATTAGATATCTTATAGCTAACAAGGACTTGTACCCGGGTTTCACAGATGATACTAACAGAGACACTGACCTTAGACCAATGATAGACCAATGCTCTTGCAATTGTGTAGGTCAATGTCATAGTGGATGCCCTTGTGGAGGGATGCGTGAAAATGGTTATAATAATTCAATACTTATTTTGTGATGGCATTCAACGAGATAGCATTTACAATTATTACAGTTTTATTATCAGCTATAGGATACTTTCTTAAAGGTGTACATAGTGAAATTAAGGCTATAGTAAGTGAACAGAAAGAGATAATAGCTGACGTTAGTCATCTTAAAGGCAAAATTGACCTGGTAGACAATGAGGCAAGATTCAGAAGTGACTCAATTGAGAAAATGACACAGCTTGAAATTAAACATCTAGCTGAGCACATCAGTGAGTTAACTCAATCAGTTAAGAAACTAATCGAAATACAGATAACAAGATGACACTAAGAGACAGATGGTGTGCCAAAACTCCTAATTTTTGGCTTAGAGTTCGCAATTTATCAATCACTATTGGTACTATTGGAGCTGTCTTATTGACTTCACCATTTACACTACCTACTATTGTAGTAGATATGGCTGGCTACTTAGTAACTGCTGGCACAATTGGAGCTACTCTATCTCAACTAACAGTACAAAAATGATGGAAATTCTGTTAGCATCTGTATGTGGTATGTTGTTAGGACTAATTGCAATTTATTATTATGAAATATAGTTGGTTAGAAGAGGAGAAAGCTCCAAAAATATTAGTGCAAGCTATCAAGTTGATAGGTACTAAAGAGATTGTAGGTAAACAACACAACCCTATCATTTTAGATTGGGCTAAAGAGCTTGGACTTAAGATGTACACAAATGATGAAATCCCCTGGTGTGGACTATTCATTGCATACTGTGCTCACAAGGCTGGTGTTCAAGTAGTAGATGGTCCATTGTGGGCTCTTAATTGGGCAAAGTATGGCACACACGTCAATCAACCAATGCTAGGTGATGTACTAACCTTCAAGCGAGATGGTGGTGGACATGTTGGTATCTATGTTGGTGAAGATAAGACTCACTATCATATCATTGGTGGAAATCAAAGCAATGAAGTTAGCATCATGAGAATTGCTAGAGGTAGATTGTATGAAGCTAGAAGAACTGAGTGGAAAATAGCACAACCATCTAATGTAAGAGTAATAAAATTAGAGAGTCAAGGTAGAATCTCAACAAACGAAGCATAATGAAAGAGCCAAAAAAGAAAAAAGACATCAACATCAACATTGACACTAAGAATGTTGACATTAAAGTGACGCGTAAAGATGGCGTTACAGACGTTAAAGTAGACACAGATAAAGTAGACGTAGACTTTCACAAAGATAGTGACTTAAAAGAGCTTAAAATAGATACTGAGAAGG